CTCCACGAACCACATCAGTATGAAGGCTAGCACCGTGACCCAGTTGGCATTCTTATAAACCCACTCTGGGTGGGCGCGGATCTTAGCTAGGAATTTTGGATCTTGAGCGCGATACCAAAATTTAACAGGGTCGTAGATGCAGAAGCTGCCTCTTTTACTGATGCTTACGAATTCAGCAAGCGAGATCGGCGAAGGAGCATCATCTCCTGCTCGGATGCCTGCTTTTCTCTCGAGCATAAGCCAAATTGAGCAAGCAACATTTTGGTTGACATCAGGAGACTGGTTGATCCACTCCATCTGGGGTGCGACCTCTCGCAAGCCATTACTGAACTTGCGATCGAAGTACTTGGACCACCCCCTGATGTCATCCAAAAACTCTTTACCTCCGTCATCCATGTCTACCAGATGGGCGAACCATTTGTCGTATTTGGCTTGGTACTTCTCTGCTGACTTAGGCATACAACCGTAGTGGATGGCTAGGACTTTGGGGTAACTGGCTATGCCTAACTGGCTCATACGATTCAATCTCTCTTTGAACAATAGAGGTTGATCAGCCACCCATTTGACCTCATTCACCACCTCTTTGAGTTTGCGGATCTTGAACCCTGCCATGTTGCGTACAACTTTGTCCCGAGAGGTGTTCCATCCGACTATCCTTTCCATGTCTTGGAGTACCCGACCCGTGGGATATTGAATAAACCCGTTCACTCGTCTCTTTTCCGAGTGGTCTGCGGCGGCCCAGAGGTAGCGTATCATACTCACTTTGAGATCTTCAGTGATTGCGTTGTACGCATGAGGCAGATTAGCGGTGAGCAATCGGTGGCCTTCCAATTTTTGGATGTCGGCCATCAAGTATTCATCATTATTCAATACCATTGCTCTCCCTCTGGTTGCTGCTGTCCGCCTGATCCAGGTCGTTTCCAAGTCCCTGTACACGATGATTTCTGGGGGGCTATCGGTGTTGGCATCTAGGACTTCGGGGTTGATCCTAGCGTATTTGATCAGTTCCGGGTTACAGTCGATGTTTGCAAAACGTCGAACAAGATCTGCCATCGCCAACCGATCTTCATGGGTTGGGGGTCTCCCTTTGCAACCCAAGAATGTGACAGAGCGATAGTCATCGAAAATCCCCAATTCCAACTTGAAACCTCGTCTGTGTGCGCATTTCTGGAACAATGCTGCATCTATCGGTACCCTGCCTGGCAGCGTTAATCCCCACACGTTGTCATCCCCGGAGTTGGTGAAACTGGACTTAGAATCGTCGAAGAAGTCGCTCATCTTCCAATCAAGTCCGGCTTCTATGGCATAGTCCATCATAATTCGCGCCATGATTGGTTTCATCAACCAGGTATCTGTCCACGAGGTGGAAGCTTCACCTGTTCCACCGCCCCGGAATTTGAAGAAAACATTGCCAAATTTGACCGAATGACCTGCCCGTCCGTAGTCAAGATAATCGGGAATGGATGTGCCCTTAGGAAGGGTCAACATCACAGCAAAGGAATTTCTCATCACCTCGTTTCTGATGGTGAGCCACTTTGCTATAACCGGATCCGACACACCCCTCTCAATTAGGCGATCC